GTCCGCCAGTCGGTGGACCGCGTCCGCGCCGCCGTCGTCAACACCGGCGCGGCATGGCCGATGCGCCGCATCACCATCGGTCTCTCGCCGGCCGCGATGCCCAAACAGGGCAGCGGGTTCGACCTCTCGACGTGTCACGTGGGACACTTGCGGTATGAGCCGCAGGGCACTGATCTACACGCGCATGAGTAAGGATCGAGCGGGCGCCGGCCTCGGTGTCGACCGCCAGCGGCAGGACTGCGTCGAGCTGGCCGACCGGCTGGGGTGGACCGTCTTGAGCCACCACAGCGACAATGACCTGTCGGCCTACTCGGGCAAGCCGCGGCCGGGATATCGCGCTCTCCTCGACGACCTCGAGCGTGGTCTCGCCGACGCCGTCTTGGTGTGGCACACCGACCGGCTGCACCGCCGACCGGTGGAGCTGGAGCACTATATCGAGGTCTGCGAGCGCTGCGGCGTCATCACCCAGACCGTCAAGGCCGGGCCGCTGGACCTCGCTACCCCCTCCGGTCGCATGGTTGCCCGACAGCTCGGCAGCGTCGCCCGCTACGAGGTCGAGCACGCCATCGAGCGGATGCAGACAGCCAAGCTGCAGGCGGCCACCTCCGGGCGGTGGAAGGGCGGGCGCCGGCCGTTCGGCTACGAATCTGACGGCGTCACCATCCGTGAGAGCGAAGCGCTCGAGATCCGGCGGGCCACCGATGACCTGCTGGCCGGGATGAGCCTGCATGCCATCGCCCGCGACTGGAACACCCGCGGCATCACCACGTCGACCGGCAGGGTCTGGAAGCCCACGGAGGTCCGCAAGCTGCTGGCCCGGCCCCGCAACGCCGGGCTGATGGAGCACCGCGGCGAAATCGTCGGTCAGGCGGAGTGGCCGGCCATCGTCGACGAACCGCTGTGGCGAGCCGTGCGGGCCCTCGTGGCGGACGAGAGCCGCCGCACGACGACCGGGAACGCCCGCAGGTGGCTCGGGGGCGGGCTATACCTGTGCGGCGTGTGCGGGGCGCCCCTGAGGGCCACCACGGCCGGTACCGGCGGCAAGGGCCGCGGGTACGCGCCCGCCTACCGCTGCGACGCCGGAGCGCACGTGGTCCGCGCCTGCGCGGCACTGGATGACTTTGTCCAGAGCGTTGTTGTCGAGCGGCTGTCCCGACCAGACGCGGCCGACCTCGGGCGCACCTCGACCACCGTGGACACCTCCTCCCTACACGTCGAGCGGATCGCCCTGCAGGCTCGCCTCGACGAGCTGGTCGACCGCTTCGCCGCCGGGCACATCACCGGCCAGCAGATGGAGCGCGGCTCGACGACCCTGCGGGCGCGACTGGACGACCTCGACCAGCTACTCGCCGGCGCTGCCGGGGCGTCAAGGCTCGATGGCGTCACCGGGCCCGGCGCAGCCGATGTGTGGCCGACCCTCGACCTGTCTCGGCGACGGGCCATCCTGGACACCCTCATGACCGTGACCGTGCATCGGACCCGCCGAGGGCGCCTACCGGGTTGGCGCCCGGGGGACTCGTACTTCGATCCCCGTGGGGTCGAGATCACCTGGAAGGGGGCGGCAACGTGACCAAGGGGCCCGCCAGGATGTCAGGGCTGCGCGGCGCAGACGGGCCCTACCGGACGGTGCGGATGGGCTGCACCGGCCGCGGCGTGCACCGGGTCGAGAAGTTCGGCACCGTCCGAGTGTGGCCGGACGGCACCATCGACCCGCGGTTCAGCAAGGCAGTCGACACCAGCGGCTGGCCGATGTTGGGCGTCGAGCTGTCGTGCTCGCAGTGCCCTCGCAGTCCCCGGCTGCACGAAAGCACGCTGCGGACCATTGTCATCGACGCGGCCGCCGCAGGGGAGGACCGGCTGGACATCTCCACTGCGCTACTCTTCTAAGAGCAAGCCGCACCAACCCTTAGCGCGGGGGGAGACGCCGCGCCAGTCCACCCCGCTTGATCGGTGGGCAGTCAACACTGCCCACCGGAGACACCACATGGACTCCACCCCCCGCCACGAGCGGGCCCGCGTCGCCCACGCCGTCCGCTTCCACGGCCCCGACGCCCCCCAGACAGCCGAGGCCCGCCGCGACCTCGCCGCGGCCAACCTCGCCGCCTACATCAAGCGGACGGTCGACCAGGCGCCGCGTTTGACCAAGCAGCAGCGTGACCGCCTCGCGCTGCTGCTGCGCAGCCCCTCCGACTCCGGGGGCGCCGCCGCATGAGCAACGACAAGGGGCGGCCCGCCACAGGCCGCCCCTCCGAGGACACCCCCGCCAAGAAGCACCTCGACACTCAATCTAGCGGCGAGCACGACACCCCGGCGCTGTTCGACCCCGTTGTCGAGTCGCATGCCTACGGGCGGACGGCGACGTTCGTCGCCTCCCAGCACGTCCGCGGGCCGGGCCCGCGACTGGCCACCACCGGACCCGAGGACGCTCAGGCGCCCGCCTGGTGGTGGCGAGAGGCCGAGCGGATTGTCCTAGCGCTGGTCGACAGCGGCCACCGCGTCACCGTCGACGACCTGCACGACCGCTTCCCGGACGAACCCTCAGCGTCGGGCGCCGCGTTCGGTGGGCTGTTCGCCCGACTGGCGCGAGCCGGCCGCATCATCGAGGTCGGCTGGGTCCGCAGTCGGCTCCCCGAGGCCCGGGGCCGGCGAGTCATCCTGTGGGCGCCGGCACCCAGCCCGGTCGACGGGACACGACCGGATGAGCCGCCCACACCGAGCCCTCCCGGGCAGCTTCGTCGACCTCATCCACGACGGTGTACCCGGCCTCGGCGACACCTACGGCGCCGAGTACGACCGGGCCGTTTGGAAGGCGCTCAACAGCACCGCCGTCTCCGCCGTGCAAGCCGGCCACGGCTACGCCCACTGGACCTATCTCCTCGACCAGCCCGGCCACCGCCTCGGCGAGCAGGCGCGCCGCACCGGCAACCGCAAGCACCGCAGCGTGAGCAGCTACCTGAAGCTGATCACCAAGGTGTGGAGCGGCGCCGAGACGTTCGCCGCCGCCCACCCCATCCCCACTGACAAGGAAACCACCGCCGCGATCGAGGCCGTCCGCGGCGTCGCCGCCGACGGCGACGCCGACCTCACCGACCGGCAACGCGCCGTCCTCACCGCCGCCTGCGACCTGGCGCAGACGCACCGCACCACCCGCCCCGCCCTGCCGCTACCCGAACTCATGGCCCGAACCGGGCAAACCCTCGACGAGGTGCGCTCCGCCCTGCGCGGGCTCGCCCGCCGGGGCCTGCTCACCCGCGAACGACCCGGCAACGCCCGCCGCCGGCTGGCCGCCCTGTACCGCCTGCACCCGCCGCCCGCGCCCGCTGTCCACATACACCCGAAGACAGAGCTATGCGGACAGCCCACAAAGAACTATGTGCACATCCCCGGCGGCACCTCCGCACAGGGCTATGTGGACATGCCCCCCTGCGCCAACCCGAATCTCCGCCCCGATCCTGAGGAGCCCCCCTTGGCCGTCACCGTCACCATCACCGCGCCCGACCCGGACGCCCTCGCCGCAGCCCTCGACGCCCTGCGCCGCGAGCAGGCCGTAGCCGTCCAGCCCCAACCACCCCAGTTGGCGGTCCTTCCGGGCGGCCGCACCGACGGTGCACCCCGCCGCCACCGTCCAGCCCGGGACCTCACCGAGCCCGTGCCGGTGCCCGGTCAGCTGTCCCTGCCCGGCGCCGATCGGGGCGGTGCCGGGTGACCGCCGTTGCGGGTCGGGGACCCGCCGGTGACACCCCACCTCCCAACCCGCGAACACCCTCCCCGTCCGCGGGCCGTTACGGGCTCTCCTGCGACTGGTGCCTGGCGCAGGCCCGCCCGGTCGACGGGACGACGGTGCTGCGCGTCGACCACGAGCCCGACTGCCGACGGTCGCGCCGATGCCGTGGTCGCCGCTGAGATGACCCCCCGCCCTGGTCGCGCCCCCACGGGTGCCCGGCGCGGCGGGCGACGTGCCACAGCTTGCGCACCCCGTAGAGCCCGCGGTGGGTCCTGTGCAGGTCGACCAGGATGTTCGCGGCGTAGGCGTCGGCCAGCTCCGCCGCGCTGACCGGCGCAGTCGGTCGGGCGTAGTAGGTACTCGGGGCGATCGGCATCCCGTGCTCGGTGAGCACCCGGCAGATCGGCTCGACCCCGAAGCGGTCGGCGTGCGCGGCGAGGTAGTCGCAGATCAGCGAAGTCGGCGGTCGAGCTCCGCCGCGGCGAGAAACGCCGAGGCGGTCTTGAGGATCTCCTTCGCCCGGCGCAGCTCGGCGACCTCCCGGCGCAGCGCCTTGAGCTCGTCAGACGCCTCGGTGGTCACTCCCGGGCGCACGCCGGTATCGATCTCCTCGCCTTCGGCCCAGTTCCGCAGGGTGACCGGGTTGATGTCCAGCACCGCGCCCACCGCCTTGCGGGCGGTCAGCTTCGACTCGCCGAGATCGCGGATGCGTTCCTGGTACATCCGCACGGCCCGGGCGCGGGTCCCCTCGTCGTACTTGCGGGGTGCTGGCACGGTCTCAGTCTCCTTGCGAGATCAGAGCCTCTGCCAGATCCAGGACGGTTCACACCGCGCCGAGCGTGACCGTTGGCGACCCATAGTCGACGCCGACCAAGCCGAGTGCCACGCCGTCACATGCCTCGAGGCCAACCGCCACATCCAGCCCGGAACATCCTGGGATCTCGACCACGCCGACGACGGCGTCGGCTACCGGGGGGCCAACGCACGCACGCTGCAACCGCTCAGCCGGCGGAGTGGCCGCCGCAATCCGGCACAACCCAAGCCGCGGACTGGTCATCCGCGCCTGGGGCGACCCACCCTGACCTCGACGCCACGCGAGCCGAGCCGCGCACCAATCGATCACCAGCGCGCGCGTCGCCCGCAACTTCCGCGCTGCGTTGTCGTCGATGAGATCACAGCTGCGACTCGTCGTCGACGGTCACGCGAACGCCGACGCGTGACACGTGGGGGTAGGGCCTTCCAGTATTTGGTCCCACCAAGATCACGCCAGCCCCGCCGGTCAGTCATCTTCGTTCGGTCACGCGTGACGTCACGTGACAGCTCCCGTGACAGCCACATCGAGTCAGGATCGTCCAGGAGGTCGCCGTGCAGCGTGCGTGCGGCATCTGCCAGACGACGTTCGAGACCAAGCGCCCGTCGGCGCTGTATTGCTCGCCGGCTTGCCGGCAGCGGGCGCACCGCACCGGTGTCGCCAAGCCCGCCACCACCGTCAAGGCCGGCGGCGGACTGGCCGTCGTACCCGACGCCCCGGACGCCTCCGATGTCCCGGTGCAGCCGCCGGTTGGTGGCGAGCTGGTCGTGTCGACGGAGAAGGCGCTGCGGGACGCCGGTCGCCTGGAGACGTGGCAGGGGCAGGCTGCGCTTGAGTTGGCCCGCCGAATCGACATGTCGAGCCGGGTGGAGACGGGGTCGGCGTACGCGTCTCTGCACCGGGAGCTGCGTGCGGCGATGCTCGAGGCCACTCGGGGCGCGAATGTGGCCAAGTCGGCGGTGCAGCAGCGCCGTGACGATCTCGCCGCGCGCCGCGCCGCCAGGCACGGATGATGACCGAACTTGCGGTGTGGGTGTTCCGGTTGGCGATGTGGTGGTGGGAGTGGCGGCAGCGCCGCGTGCGCCGTGAGCCTTCCCGGGCTGCCCTCGGCCGCCCGGCCCGTTGACCACTACCGTGCCCGGTGTTCAGCGGGTCATCCCGGGTCCGGCGTGGCGGTGGGCGCCGCCGCGGGCCACCACCGACGGCGACATCGCCGCCCAGGTCGGCGCCGACCTCGGCTGGGACATGGACCCCGAGCAGCGGTGGCTGCTGGACGCCATCTACGCCGAAACCGAGGACGGGCTGCCCGCCTCCAGCGAGGTGGCGATCATCGGGCCGCGGCAGACGATCGGGAAGACCGCCACGCTCGAAGTGGCCGCGATCGCCGACTGCGCCGTGTTCGACGTGCCGCTGCACGTGTGGACCGCCCACGAGTACGCGACCTCGCAGAAGGCTTTCCAGGACATGCGCAGCCGCCTGCAGGCGCACCCGGACTACCGGGACCGGGTGAAGTTCCGCGACTCCACCGGCGAGCAGACCATCACCTTCGAGTTGGGCGGCACCATCGAGTTCCGGGCCCGCTCCGGTGGCTCCGGTCGTGGGTTCACCACGTCGCGGATCACCCTGGATGAGGGCTTGTACGTGCGGCCGGGGGATCTGGGGGCGTTGGCGCCGACGCTGGTGACGATGCCCGACGCGCAGGTCCGCTACGGGTCGTCGGCGGGCAAGTTGGGCTCCGATGCGCTGCGGGCGTTGCGGAACCGGGGCCGCAACCCCGATCCGGGGGAGACGCTGGCCTATCTGGAGTTCGCGGCGCCCCGGCAGGCGTGCGAGGACCCGGCGTGTGAACACAAGATGGGCACCGAGGGCTGCGCCCTGGACGACGAGGACCTGTGCTGGCAGGCCAACTCGGGCCTGTGGTATCGGCGGCTGGACATGTCGGCGATGCGCGCTCAGCGGCGGATGCTGTCCGGCGCCCCGGAGGAGTTCACCCGCGAGTTCCTCAGCTGGTGGGATGAGCCGGGTGCGGCGGACGCGTTCGGCGCCGGCCGGTGGGAGGCGTGCGCCGGGGGCCCTCCGCCGGCGGATCTGCCGGTCGCCGCGCTGGCGATCGCGACGTCGTTCGACCTCACGAAGGCCGCGATCGTCGCTGCAGCGGTCGATGGGGACGACGTTGCGCACATGCAGCCGCTGCGGCACGGCCCGGGCACCGGCTGGGTCGTAGAGCACGCCAAGGCGCTGTGCGTGCAGCTGGGTCTCGCGGCGGTCGCCGTCGACGCGGGTGGCCCGGCGGCGGACCTGATCCCGAAGCTGAAGGCAGCCGTGGTCCCTGTCCGCAAGCTGCAGACCGTCGACGTGCTCAACGCGTGCGCCGGGATATGGAAGCGGGTGCAGGAACGACGGTTTCAGCACGCGTCCTACCCCAAACTCGAGGCGGCAGCAGCCGCGGCGGTGCAGCGGCAGGTGGGCGACCGCTGGGCGTGGGGCCGCAAGCAGTCCGACGGGGACATCTCCCCTCTCGAGGCCGCCACGTTCGCCGTGTGGCTCGCCGAACAGGCGCCCGCGCAGCCCTGGGCCCTCTACGACTTAGCGAGGAGGGCCCGACGTGCCACGAGGACGCTTCCTGAGCCTGCTGCTAGAGCCCATCCAGCAGCCACCCCCCAACTGCCGGCCGGGAGTCGCTGATCGACAGCCCACCGCCGGGCTCGGCACCGACCTGGGCGCCGGCGTCGCTACCGGCGTCCTCGCCGAGATAGAGGTTACTAACGATCGTTAATGGCGGGAGTTCCATAGCCTGCTGACAGCCGGCGCGGCGCGCGCTATGCCAGACCCATGAGGTATCCCCAGGGTGGTGGGCTGACCGCCGAGGACTGCGCCGGCGGGAGCAGGTGCGACTGGCCGCCGCGGAGTGGATCGAGGAGGGCGCCACCGACCGGGAGGTGGCGGCCCGGTTCCGGGTGACCCGGATGTCGGCCAACCGCTGGCGTCGAGGGCTGGCCGCCGGCGGGCGGTCGGCGCTGGCGTCCAAGGGCCCGGGCGGAGCGCGCTGCAGGCTCAGCCGCGCTCAGCTGAGGAACTGGCCGCGCTGCTCGACGCCGGTCCGGCGGCGTGGGGCTGGGTCGATCAGTGCTGGACGCTGCCGCGCATCGCCGCGGTGGTGCGCATCCGGTTCGGCGTGGACTACACCCTGCCCGGCCTGGATCTGCTGCTGCACCGCATGGGGTGGAGTGTGCAGGTCCCGGCCCGGCGCGCGGCCGAGCGCGACGAGGAGCAGGTCGCCGCCGCCTACCCCCGCCGCGAGCTGCACGTGGTGGTCGACAACTACGCCGCCCACACGCACCCGGCGGTGCGTGCCTGGCTGGCCCGCCATCCCCGGATCACGCTGCACTTCACCCCGACCTCGGGGTCCTGGCTGAACCTGGTCGAGGCGTTCTTCTCGATCACCACCCGGCAGGCCTGCGGCGCGGCAACGTCCCCACCGTCGCCGACCTCATCGCCGCGATCGAGCGCTTCATCACGGCCTGGAAC